CACCTTATTCAAATTATGTTAGAACAAAGTAAATGATATATGAATGTAATTGTGTTTGCACTTGTAGTTTTATTTACTGATGAAGAACAAATTACTTCTTATTGGTTAAACCAAAAGCACTGCCTTTCAGATGCTAGGATGTTGTCTACCCGCGCAGAAAACTATCAGGCTGTAAAAGCCTATTGTAAACCCGTAATTGTAAACCCTGAAGAAGTAACAATAAAAGGATATTCTAAAAATGGCAGTAATTAAAAAAATATGGGTATAACATGCTTGCTGAAATTGCGGCGGCTAACATTGCTTTTGCCACAATTAAAACGGCTCTACAAAATGGCAAAGAGCTATATGATTGCGCTAACAGTTGCGCCACTTACTTTAATAATAAATCTTTAATTACAAGGAACTCAAAAAAGAACGGAAACAAAGCACAGTTTCAAGCTTTTATGGAACTTGAGAAATTAAAAAAACAAGAAGAATGGATACGTGAGTGGATGATATATGCGGGAAGGTCAGGTTTATATGATGATTGGTTGAAGTTTCAAAGTGAATGTAAAAGACAAAGAGCCGCAGAATTAAATAAACAACGAAGAAAAAAAATTGAAAGTGATAAACTTGTAGCGACAATATTTAAATGGACAGGTGGAGTTATATTAAGTATGTCAGTAATATTTTTTGGCATGTGGAGAATATTATAACTTTTAAAATAAAAAGAGGTGGACATGATACAACATTTAATTGGGCCAGTAACAGGATTACTTGATAAATTTATTGAAGACAAAGATGCCAAAAATGCTTTGGCGCATGAAATTGCGACAATGGCACAGAAACAGGCGCATAAAAGTGTATTAGCTCAACTAGAAGTTAACAAAACAGAAGCCGCATCGCAGTCTCTTTTTGTAGCAGGTTGGCGGCCCTTTATTGGTTGGACTTGCGGAATAGGATTCTTAGGTAATTTTATTTTAATACCGATGGGAAATTTTGTTTTAATGTTACTTGAATACGAAACAAAGATACCAATGATTGACACTTCACAGATGATGCCCGTGCTTATGGGAATGCTTGGATTAGGCGCTATGCGTACTGTGGAAAAAGTACAGAAAGTATCTAGGGAGAAATAGAATGGCTAAAGCAAAATCAACAGTTAATAAAGCAGGCAACTATACTAAACCCACAATGCGTAAGAATCTATTTAATAAAATTAAAAGAGGAACCAAAGGCGGCAACGCAGGACAGTGGAGCGCACGAAAGGCTCAGATGCTTGCCAAGCAATACAAAGAAGCAGGAGGAGGTTACAAATGAAAGGTGTTAATCATTATAAGAAAGATGGTACACTACACACAGGCGGTACTCACAAAATGCCCAACGGCTCTCTGCACTCAGGCAAGACACACGGCAAAACAAGCGTAAAATTATTTCATTTTAAAGAATTGTCTGATACCGCTAAGAAAAAAGCAAGGAAGAAAAAATAGTGAAAGTTAAAGCACCTGATGGGTATTACTGGATGGAGCAAAAAAACGGAGCTATGAAATTAATAAAACATAAAGATAAATTTATTCCGCATAAAGGAGCAAGTTTAGAAGTAGACTTTCCCCTTCAAAAAAGGTATAATAAAACTAATGGCTGATCCAAAAAAAGGCACGGGTAAAAAACCTAAAGGATCTGGAAGGAGATTATATACAGATGAGAACCCAAAAGATACTGTCAGCATATCCTACAAAACTCCAACTGATGCTCGACAGACTGTGGCTAAAGTTAAGAAAATTAAAAAACCTTTTGCTAGGAAAATTCAGATCCTTACTGTTATGGAGCAAAGAGCCAAAGCAGGAGGAAAAAGACTACAGGCTAAAATTGCTAGGCGTGGTAAAGAAGCAATAAGAAAAGCGAGGAAAAAAGATGACACTTAAAAAATCTCAGAAGTCTTTAAAAGATTGGACTAAGCAGAAATGGCGCACAAAATCTGGAAAGCCCAGTGCTAAAACAGGAGAGCGTTATCTTCCTGAGAAAGCTATTAAATCTTTATCTAATAAAGAATATGCGGCTACCACTAAAAAGAAAAGAGAAGACACCGCTAAAGGAAAACAACACAGCAAACAACCTAAGAAAATAGCTAAAAAGACAAGAACATATCGAGCATAATGGAGATATAATATGGCTAACTTATTAAAGTTTCCCTGTCTAAAACCAAAAGTAAATATTCCTGATCTTGTTACTGCCACAGAAAATCAAGAAAAAATAAACACACAGCAACAGCAAATGATGGAACTTCAAAAAAAAATTTTAGAGCGACAACGTATTAAAACTGAGGAATATTTTAACAATGAATCTAGAAGAGTTTAAAAAAGGCGGCAAAGCCACAAAGAAAGATTCCCGACTAACTAATGCAGGAGTATCTGGCTATAATAAACCAAAGCGTACACCTAAACACCCGACGAAGAGCCATGTGGTTGTGGCAAAACAAGGAGATAAAATTAAAACAATTAGGTTTGGACAGCAGGGAGTTAGAGGAGCGGGAAAAAATCCCACTACTGCAAAAGACAAAGCAAGAAAAAAATCTTACTATGCCCGACACAACGCACAAGATTCAAACCCTTCAAAATTAAGCGCACGGTATTGGTCACACAAAGTTAAATGGTAACTAAGAAAACTTCTTAGTCATTACATAACGCCAAAGAGTTTCTATAGGATTTAAATCTTTGGCGGCTACGACTAGTCTCTCGCCGTACCCGAAATCAGTTTTATAAGCAGACTTTAAAAATGTTTTCTTACCCATCCAACCATTAACTTTTAACACATTAGGGTGGAGAGTTTTTCCTACAGCTACAGCTAAATCAGATTTAAATTTATTAGCGTTATCAAATATTAAATCTCCTTCTTCTTTATTAGTAAACTTAACATCGATACTTAAATCTTCTAGCCACAAGTCAACTCCACCGTCACTTACTACATTGATAGTAGGAAGCTCTATATTAAAAAGACGAGCTACTGCAAACTCTGCCTTATATCCGTATATGTTTGCTTCTATCCTAGTCTGATTAGAATTGTTTAAACGCGGTTTAAACCCCTGCATTTCACAAAGTTTAACTGTATCTGCTCCCATAGTAGAGCAAGTATGTACATCTTTGTTACTAAGTTTTATATACATTTAATTTCCTTTGTGGTTTAAAGCACTAAGCTCTTCCGATAAATATTCATGTATTGGTTCTAGTTTAAGCTGTGTTAATAAAATAATTGTTTTTATTAATGAAAGCTCATCGTCCTTAAAAATTTTATCTAAATCGTTTATGGGAATACCGCTCATTTCTGTAACGATATTCCCTTCAGAATTTATAAGGACTTTAAAACTTATTAAGTTTCCGTCTTTAGAGTTCACAAGCACCGCCAACACATGCTAATTCTTGAGAGCCGATAGTATTATCTTCTGTTTCAAACCCTTCTAGGTCAGCCCAATCTACATCTTTAGGCATGTCCTCTAGCATCTTTTTATAATCAGCAGAATCTATTTCTTCATAGGGAGCTTGTTGATAAACATGATCGCTGTAGGGCAACAAAGAAATACCTGAACATATTTCAAAGTTTTCCCAGATCCACTGGGCTACCTGTAGAAACTCATTGTCATTGTAGTAAACTGTAATGCTTGGTTTATGCTCACACCAGTGGTTTTGATAAGTCTTCCAAAGTTCTAACTGTTGCATAGCCCCTACATCCTCAACGGTAACAGAGGCATGTGGTGCTTTTACAGGGAAAGAAAAGACCAATGAAGATGGAGACATTACATCTTGCTCAACAGGAAAACCGCTGTTAGACATGAACAGAGCAAGAGGATCTTTTGCATCCGACCTAACTCGTCGAATATAAAAGCTAGAGAAGCGGGGATGAATACCAGAAGCACTATCAACAAGCTGAGAAACAGTCCCACTTGGTTTAACGCATGTAATAGCCGCGCTTTGATTGACTCCAAGTTTACTGGCCCATTCTTTATTTGTTGCAATAGATACATCTCTCATCTCCTCAAGCCAAGAAGGTAGCTCTGAAGGCTCCCCTCCTGCTAATATATGGTGATCCATTATACCAGTTAAACTCACACCTAACAATGCTTCTTCTTCTGTGTTTCTTTTCCAACTATTTCTTAGATATCTAAAGTCGGTTAGGGTAGCCTGTAGTGTTCCAATGATTGAGGCTATTTTTACTTTCCTCTTTAAGTCCTCTAAGGTGTCTTGGGATCTAACTACTACTTCACTTAGATTGCAAAACTGATTACTTCTTAGGATAATCTCACTACAAGGATTAGTTCCAAAATCCTGCTCTGAATTTCTACGTTCATTCCTAGAAGCTATCTTCTGTGCGGCTACTCTACTAAAGATTCCCCTTTCACCTGCCTTACTCTCATAAATGTTTTGCATTTCAGACAAAAAAGATTCAAAGTCAGGCTTTTCAGTATA